TTAAGCTCTGTCACGACGTGCATCCTTCTCCCTCCACGCGAAATAGTCATCCAGACTATTCAGATTTTCCGGCTGAGACCGGTCGACCAGATCGTCTTCCGAATTATTCCCGTTATCTCCGTTGATGACAACCGTGCCATCGGGGCGAACGCTGACGGTGCGGACATCAATGCCGGCGGCTTTGACGGCCATGATGGCGCGCTTAACGGCGTCCAGTGTGAATGGAATGGTTCGGCGTCCCATGGCTATCTTTTCCTCCATGCGTCAAAGTCTTTGACCATCTCGCGCCAGCGCGCGGCGGCTTCGTTGCTTGTGTTCAGCTCGGTTCGGCTTGAAATGGCGAGGACCGAGCGCACGCGCGCGGCGACGCGATCATCTGTCAGCGGGCGGGCGAGGGCGTGTCGGGCTTCCATGAACGCCTTGAAGGCCGGTTCGCTGCATTTCATGGCGCATTCGGCGGCATAGTTCTTTGCCGGCCTGCCTCCTCGTGCCTCCAGCTCCATCTGCAAGCGTTCGATTTCAGTCCGACGCCTTCGATCGAGCTTGGCCGCTGCGTCAATCATGCGGATCAGGTCGGCCGGTATCTCGACATGCTTGAGCAGCAATTCACGGTTGGACGCTGGGCAGGCCTGGAAAACGGTGCTGATACTCTCCGCGTCAGAGGCATCCATGCCGTCAATTTCGATGTGAAGACCTTCTCTGTCAGTGGCGATCTGCCGTATCGGCGTGGCGCTAGTGACAAGCTCTCGGATGCGAGCGAGGCGTAGTTGAGCTGGTGGTCGGTTCATCTCTATTGCCTAGATGCCGGCGGTTGCGGCCAGCGCAGCTTCATAAGCAGAAAGCTGCCTAGCGGCGAATGCGAGTAGGAGTATGCTCAACACCGCAACGGCGATGATTCCTGAACGCCGCAAGTACGCACAATCCGTGCTGGTCATTGGGTGCCCTTTCTGAACGATGAGCCGGTGCTCGATCACTCTGCCGTTTTCCACGCTACTCTCCTTCCGCCGTCTGAGCGCTGCTCCCGGAAATGATGAGCGGTGTTGCAGTGCTCATGGTTCGAGAGCGCCCCCTTTGGTCGGAAGAATAGTGCGGGGAATGTACCGCTGTCAATAAAAAGGGCGGGGAATGTACCGCATTATGTTTTGCCGTGCGGGACATGGCCGGCCGTTCGTCGGGCGGGTAGGCAAAATAAAACCCGCTCTGGGCGGGGCGTTGTGTGTTGTGATTTGAAGGGCGCGGGGCTTCTAACGCTGGGATGTCATCATTCTGCTCTACGCAGGAAAATCAAATACCGTGCGCTTCACGCGCCCGATGACATTCAGTGGTCCGCGCGGGAAGATGATCTCGTGAGACTTGTTGCTTGACTGCGGTTCCAGTCGGTCTGGATCCTTCCGGTACCGCTTGTACGTTGCTTCGCCATCCTCTGTGCAAACAACATAAAAGCCACCGTCTATAATGTTCTTGTCTGAGCGGTTGACGAAGATGATCGAGCCGGGTGGGGAGTAGTCGTCCATGGAGTCGCCTTCTACACGAAGGGCAATCCAGTCCCCGCCCTGCAGTCCCTGGGCGGGAATATGCTCACATTCGTCGTAGCTTGTGTTTCCGTTTGGTTCGGCCAATTGCCCGGCGCTGACAAATGATAATAGCGGCACCATCGTTATATTCTGCTCGGGCTCGCCGTTTCCGTAAGCGAGCCAGCCGGGGCTGACGCCTAGTGCGTTGGCTACAGCCTGAAGGGAATCCAGTCTGGGTAGGGCGGCTTTCTTGCCTCCCCACTGTCTGATCAGATCAGGGCCGTTGCCGCTTTCCAGGGAGATGGCGCGCATCGATGTCCCGCGCTTTTCGGCGATCTGTCTGATGCGTTTCAAAATCTGATCTGTCAAATCTGGCATGCGGTAAATATCCCACACACTTGAGGAATGTCATAGCGGGACATGTAACTTGACAATGAGGTACATGCCCCGCATATTTCGCGCCATGGATACGATGGCGAGCTTCTTTTCTTTGGTAGAGCGGTTTTGTGAAGCGGAGCGGATCGCAGAGGCGACGCTTTCGTCAAGACTCTTCAATGACGGGAAGCGAATTGCTGCACTCAGAAGCGGCAGAGACATCGGCGTTTTGCGCCTCGCGCGCGCCGTCGCTTGGCTCTCGGAGCATTGGCCTGACCGTGCAGAGTGGCCGAACGGGACAGCAAGGCCTGAAAAGCCGCAGGGAGATGCTGCGCGATGAGCAGTTTCTTTGCCTTTCCTCTGGCCGGCCACCGGCATTCATGCATCCCCTCGCCAGTCTTTGAATTTCATGCGCTCCGACACAACGACGGTGCCTTTTTGATAGCACCACGATCGGTCGGCCGCCGTGAATGCTTCCCCCAATATAATTCTCACAACGAGGTGCAGTGATGCAGCGTTTGCTGGCGCAGAAGGCTGTCGATGGCCTGCGCGAGGCTTCCCGCCGTTCGGTCGTGCAGGGCGGCGGGCCGGAGCGATTTCAATATGTGACGCGGGTGACGCAGGGGCAGCTTTCCAAATGCTGGACCCATGACCCCAGCCGGAAGACCCAGCATGTGATGGCGATCGACATTGCCGTCGAGGCCGACATGGAGGCCGGCGCGCCGGTGATCGTCGGCGAGATGGCACGGATTCTCGGTTATCGGCTCGTGCGCGATGACGGGGCCGACAGCGCCGGCGGCGGGCTGGGCATAGCCGATATCGGCGCGTTTCAGGATGCTTTTCACGCGCTGTCGCAGTCCATGATCCAGGCCGTTGCCGACGGCAAGGTCGATCCGCGCGAAGCGGCGGACATCCTCGAAAAATACGCGAACTTCATGCGGGTTGCCCACGCCGTGGAGAGCAAGACGCATGGCTGCGAAGGCGAGGTCTGACATGACCAACGAAACGCAAAACACGCGATACGCCAGCCGCTGCCGGATCACTTCGGTGTGCGGCTTTTCCTTTTGCAGCCGCTGCGGCGGCAATGATTACGACGACAGGCCCTTTGCCTGCGTCGACCTGACAACGACGGAAGGCTCTGAAGCGATGGCGACACGAAAGACGAAAACGGCAACGACGGCGGCCAAGCGGGCGGAACCGCCGCCGCAGATGCAGCGCGAGGACCGACGCATCGTCGCCGACAAGATTGCCGATGTCTATGACGACGAGGGCTATATCGCGCCGTGGACGGATGAACGCGTGGCGCAGGATCTTGGCGTGCCGCGCGCATGGGTCGCGGAGGTCCGTGATTTCATGTTCGGGCCTGCCAACGAAAACCCGCAGCTCGCCGAATACCGGCGCGTCCACTCCGAATGGAAGGCTGACTACGAAAAACTCCGCTCCGAGCTGGCGGCCCAAAAGGCGGAAAGCAAGCGGCTCCATAACACGGCGCTCGATCTGCAGCGCCGTGCCGAGGAAATCGGCGTTCAGCAGAACCGGATCGTTCGGGAGTGCAAGCTGTGAGCGCGGTGAGGATTACCCGGATTCGTTGCCCGCATTGTGCGGGGCAGGGCTATCTGGCCGGCGATCGTCGTCGTTGCCCGGTGTGCTGCGGCAATGAACGGATCTCGGCCGACGATGCCCGTGCCTATGCCATCGCGCAACGGCGCATGTCGGACGCCAATGGCACCGGCGAACTGTCCTGGCCACAGAAGCGGAAATGCGCGGCGATTGCCGAGGGCATCTATGAGCTGCTGCAGGAACTGCCGCCCTGGCGCGCGCACAGGAGGGCAACGGGATGACCACACGCATGAGGGAGGCTTTGCCATGAGCGAGATGCCGTATGTCCGCTTCTATATGTCTGACTGGCTTTCTGCCACACGCGGCATGAAGGCGGCTGAGATGGGCGTATACTTCACGCTGCTGGCGCTGATGTATGAGCGCGGCGAACCGCTGACCGAGAACCACGAGCGGCTGGCGCGGCAGTGCGGCTGCACGAAAAAGGTGTTTTCCCAGTACCTCGATGTGTTCCTGGATGACGGCAAAATCATCCGGTCGGAGAGCGGTCTCTGGAACCGCCGCGTAGAAAAAGAATTTCAATTTCGCGAAAAAAGTTCGGAAGACAAAAAACAGGCTGCGAAAAAACGCTGGGAAAAAGGCAACGAAAACAATGAGGCGAGCATGCAGGCGCATAGCACCTGCAATGCAGCTGCAATGCTAAAGCCAGAAGCCAGAGTTAAGAAAGAAAGTGTTCCTAAAGGAACACAAAAGAAATCGCCCAAATCGGTTCTCTGCGACGTGCTTTCGCCGGAGGTTGCCGATGCCGTCATCGAACATCGCAAGGCACTGCGGAAAAACCTGACCGTCCGGGCAGCCGAACTGCTCGCACGCCGGTTTGCGCTGATGCCGGATCCGGACGCTGCGGCCGAAACCATGATCGGCCGCGGCTGGCAGGGCTTCGAGCCGGGCTGGATGCAGGAGCGGCAGCAGGGCGCGCCCCGGGCATCGCCCTCCAAGCCGACACGCGGCGACGAAATCAGGGATCACAATCAGCGCGCTCGGGACAGTTTGCGCAAACGGATGGGACAGGACGATGGCAGCGAAGATCGTAAAATTATCGACATCAGCCGGGGAGATTGGAAGGTTGCGCAAGGCTCTTGAGCCGGCGAACGAACGGCAGTCGGATATCATGCTCGATGCGCTGATGGACCGTGGCTTTGCGATCCCCGACAGCGTCAACGCCGACAAAGCCGGGCAGTTCTATGCCGAGGCGATGCGGGGCAAGCCAATCGGCGCGCTTCGCCGGGTGTTCGAGAACCTGCGGCTCGGCCGATATCCGAAATTCCAGTCGTTTCTGCCCAAGCCTGCCGAGCTTTCGGCGCTTGTCGATGCGGCGGCGAAGCATGACCGGGACCTGCTCAGGATCGAGCACGAACAGGCGGAAGCGGCGAAAGAGCGGGAGGCGGAACGGGCGCGGCGGTACCTGACCCCGGAAGAGCGCGAGCGCCGCCGACGCAGGGCAAGAGCCGTGCGGGAGATGATCGGCACTGCGACCGAAGCGCGGAAGGTGGAGGAAAGCGAGGATGACTGAGGCTGAGAACCGCAAGGCCGTGCGCCGCGCCTTCCTGAAGTTCTACCGGCAATGGCCCACCTTCGGCGACGATAGCGACGAACGGGCGTTTGCCGAATGGCAGGCGCTGCAGCCGGAAGAGCGGCAGGCTGCCGATGCCATGCTGCCGGGGTTTCTGGCGTTCGAAGCGATGAACGGCCGCACGGTAAAGTTCGCTGCCAGCACCTATCTGCGCGAAAAGCGCTGGACGGCTGTTCCGGAGGGCATGGAGGGCGCGGGCGGTTCGGTGATTGCCGCGACCTTCGGCAAGGCCTGGATGGCGGAACGCTTTGCCCGGCTTGGCGAACCGTGCGCCCGGCTGCCGGCGCTGACGCGGTTTCAGGAACTGGAGATCGCCGAAGGCCGGGCAGACCGCAAGGCGTTGTGGCGTGAGCGGATGGCCAAGATGGGCTGGACGTCTGTCAACGCCATGAACGATCAGGCCGTCCGCTTTCCCGGCAAAGGCATGCGGGTTTCCGGCGAGATCGCGCTGCTTGGCGCTGACTTCGAGGCAGTGCGGGTCGGCGGCGATCAGTGGGCGGCATGGGAGGCTGAGCATGCGGCGCGCGGCTGGCCGTTTCTGCCGGAGATGGGGCGGGTGGAATGGGTCTATTTCCCGCCTCTTGGGGCCGGAACGCCGGGCGAAGCGCTGGAGACGTTTTTCGGCAAACTGGACAGGGCGAAACAGCTGGAGGCGGCGCAATGACTGAGGCTTGGCATATCGGAGATCGCTTCAAGGGGCATTTGCCCGAGGCCTTTGACCAGCGCATGCGCCGGATCCGGATTGCGCATCGTCCGGCATTGGCGGTGAAGGCCGGGGCGGACGCGCCCTGGATTGTTGCTCGTGTGCATACCGGTCGGGAAATCGATGTGGAAAAAGCGCTGACGGAAGCGGATATCGAGGCGATCGTGCCGGTGCGCAAGGGCAAGGAAAGGCGGCGTCGCAACCGGGTTATTCCACCGCGCGATGAGGTGTTGATGACCGGCTATGTGCTGCTGCGCTGCCGGTATTCGGTCGAGGCGATCAGCGGTCTCTTGAGCTTCGAGCATGTGATTGACGTGCTCGGCGGGTGGGAGAGACCGTTCATGGTCAACCACGAAAAAGTCAGGGATATCATGCAGAAAGCGCATGATGGCCGCTTTGATTATGAACGCGTTTCTCAGGTGAAGGTTGCTGCGGGCGACAAGGTTCGGATTGCGGAAGGTTTGTTTGCAGGGCTGGTTGCCGAGGTCATGACCCCGAACAGCAAGGGCAAGGGCGACGTGGTGGTCGAGGTCGATATGTTCGGTCAGAAGACGCCGACAAATTTACCTCTTGCCATTCTCGAAAAGTTGTGATTCTAATCTGGACAACGGATGACCGGTTCTCAGTGCGGCATTGCTAGCGCGCCCGGTTACCAGCCCTCACGATAGCCGATCGGCAGATGCGATTGAGGGCTAGTGCGTAAGCTATGTCTTCTCCCCATTCGAACAGAGAGTTTGGTACGCATAGGCGTATACTTTAGTTGCATATTTACTTGTATGCACGCGATGCGGTATTATGGATGAAAAGCGGACGGGTGTGTTGCATCCTCATGAAGGGCGGATCGTGAAAGCGATCCGCCTTTTTGTGTTTAGGGCAGATGGTCAAATCCCCGAAATCCTTCAGGCCTGCCGGTGCGCCGACGCGACAGCAACAGCGGCAACGGGCCGATGACCGGCGCGGAAGCGCTGCCAATCGCGGCTATAACCGGCGGTGGTCGAAGGCGCGCGATACGTTTCTGGCGCATCGTCCCTTGTGTCTCGGATGCGAAGCGGTGGGCAAGGTGACGGCCGCCCGCGTTGTCGATCACGTCGATCCGCACCACGGCGATCCGGAGAAGTTCTGGAACACGGCCATGTGGCAACCGTGCTGCAAATGGCACCACGACCATGTGAAGCAGCGGCTCGAGGTCATGTACGAGCGCGGTCAGATCGGCATCGAAAGCCTCTGGCTGAACAGCGATCGCGCCAGGGCGATCACCCTGGGCCTGATGGCTGGGCTTGCCGAAGAGGCAGGGGGTGGGTCTGGTTCTTGAAGGCTGATGGCGTGGACCGGCGGCCTAATGAGGAAAATTCCGGCGCGATATTTTTGGCGATAACTTTTTTTTCTGTACCGGTGAGGGCCGGGCTTTCCGGCCTTCGCCCGTGCATGTCTGAAGGATGGCGATCTCACCATGGGCAGGCGCAAAGACAATCCGCTCGAGCAGGCGGCGAAGGGGTTTCCTGGTCGCCGCAAGGGCAAAGTCGAGAAAGAGATCGAGGCGGTTGTGACATCGGTCGATGATGATGCCGCGCGAAGCGGCGACCCGTTTCCCTTGCCGGCGCTGTTTCGGAAACAGCCGGCCTATTGGAAGCATGCCATCGGGCTCTGGCGTGAGCTTTCGGTGGTTCTCGCGGCGACCGGGCGACGCAAGCCCGCCTATCGGGCAGCACTCACGCGCTATTGCATCTGGACCCAGCTTTACATGACCACGGCCGAACAACTGCGGCGCGATCTGCCGCGCGGCGGCACGACGGTGAAGGTCAAGAAAGGCGATGGCAACGAGGTCTATCGCACGCATCCGGGGCTTGAGTTCATGGCGAAAGCCGAAACGCAGCTTCGGTTGCTCGACAGCGAGTTCGGCCTGACGCCGATGCGCGATCAGGACTTGATGAAACTCGAAACCTTCAATGCAGGGCAGGGCAGGTTGCCGTTCGATCAGCCGTCCGGCGGCGGTCGGGAACGTGGCGACGACGCGGCCGACCCGGATCCCATGGGGATTATGAACGACGATGGACGCCTCCCTCCCGGTATCAAGCCCAACTGAACCGCTGCCAGACTGGATCACCTGCCACGCCGATGACGAAACCTATGAATGGGCGCGCTCCGGATGGCAGCGCGCCGCCACCATTCCGGGTGCATGGTTCGATGCCGACAAGGCCGATCGCATTGTCGAGCGCTGGCCGCGCATCTTCAGGCTGACCGATGACCGGTTCGCCGGCATCGCGTTCAAGCTTTTGCCCTGGCAGGAAATTACAGTTCGACTGCTGGTCGGCTGGAAAAAGCCGGTCGAGATCATCGATCCGGAAACGCATTCGCAGACGATCGCCTATGTCAGGATCTTCCGCCGGCTCGATCTCTGGATCCCGCGTAAGAACGGCAAGTCGGAATTTCTCGCCGCGCTGGCGGTGCTGTTCTTCGTACTTGAGAAGATCCAGGGTGCGCAGGCTTACGTGTTTGCCCGTGATGAGGACCAGGCGCTCATCCCGTTCAACAAGATGGTGCAGATCATCGAAGCGGCGGATGGGCTGAAGGAAGACAGGCACGGCAACGAGCGGATCACCATCAACGCCCGGAGCATCTATCTTCGGGAAACGTCGTCTCTCTGCCAGCTTCTGACGGGGTCGACAAAGGGCAAACACGGCAAATCGCCCACAGTGACGGTCGGGGACGAAATCCACGAGTGGAAATCGACCGAGATTGCCGACACGCTTCGGCAGGGTACTGGCGCCCGGCTTCAGCCGATCGAGCTTTTTGCCTCGACGGCAGGGCGGCGCGAGAACCGCGTCGGCTATGAGTGGTTTCAGGAATCCCTGTCGATCATGCGCGGCGAGATCGATGATCCGTCCACGCTGGTTGTCTATTTCGGGATCGACGATGAAGACGACTGGACCGAGGAGACGATCTGGCGAAAGGCCAATCCCAGCCTTGGCCTGACGCCAACGCTCGATTATCTGCGCACCGAGTTTCGCAAAGCCAAAGGCCGGCCGGCGCAGGAAGCAATCTTTCAGTGCTACCACCTCAACCGCTGGGTCGATCAGATCGGCGGCTGGCTGCCGCGTTCGAAATGGCAGGCGTGCACGGCTGACGCCAAGTCCTGGCCGCGTCTTTGGGAAGAAAACAAGGGCCGTCGCGCGTTCCTGGCCTTCGACGTGTCGTCGGTGAACGACCTGACCGCGCTTGTTGCGATCCTGCCGCCCGATGCCGACAACGACAAATGGGTTGTCATTCCTCGGTTCTGGGTGCCGGAAGAAACTCTTGAGCGGCGTGCGCAGGAAGACAAGCGCGTCAACTGGAATGCCTGGGTGAAGTCGGGCGCACTGGAGACGACGCCGGGTGATTTTGTCGATCTCAATTTCCTGATGCGGGCGATATTCGATGCCGGCGCTCATTTTGCGGTCGAGCGGATCGGCTACGACCCGTGGGGCACGAGCAAGCTGATCGGGGATCTTCAGCACGAGGGGCTCGATGCCGAGCTGCTGGTGGATATGCGCCAGACGACGGCCAACCTCAGTGCTCCGACAAAGGAATTCGAGCGGCTCGTGTTTGCCCAGGATATCGAGCACGGCGGCCATCCGGTTCTCGGCTGGATGGCAGGGCATTGTTCGGTACGCTTCGACGTGAACCTCAACTACGTGCCGGACAAGAAGCACTCACTCGACAAAATCGACGGTGTTGTCGCCACGGTCATGGGGATCGGGCTTGCGATGACGGATGAAGAACCGGAGCCGGCTTCCCCCTGGGATGATCCGGACTACACGCTGGTGAAGCAATCATGAGACTATTCGGTCGAAAGGCCAGACATGACGTTCGCGCGGCGAATATCGAAGACCCGACCGTCAAGGTCAGCGCTGCAAACTTCCTTGAGTTCTTCGGCATCAAGTCGGGGAACCTGCCTTCGGTGTCTGTCGAAAGCGCGATGCGGGTGCCCGCCTTTTCGGCGGCCGTCACCTTCCTGTCGGGCAGTCTTGCGAACCTGCCGCTGCATGCGTTCCGATCCGGCAAGGACGGCGCGACGCAGATGCAGGGTGGCATTCAGACGCTTCTGAACGAAGCGCCGAACCCGCAATGGACCAGCTACAGCTGGCGGGAATATTGCTGGTCTCAGGTGTTCACCTCCGGGCGTTCGCTCTCGTGGATCGAACGGGCCGGGCGCTCGGTGGTTGCCATCTGGCCGATGGAGCCGGGCAAGGTGACCATCCGGAGAACCGGCGGGCGTATCAGCTATTCCTATGAGGGCAAAAGCTATGATGCGCAGGACGTGATCGACATCGCCTTCTTGAGAAAAGCGGACATGATCTCGTCTTATGCGCCGGTCGCCACAGGACGGAACGCGATCCAGCTCGCGCTCGCGATGAACGAATACGGTTCGAACTTCTTTGCCAATGGCGGCATTCCGCCGCTTGCTCTGACAGGACCGATGCCGACTGGCGCGGCGGCCATGAAACGGGCGAAAGAGGACATCGACCGTGCCATCGATTATGCGCGCGAGTTCGGCGACAGCTTCTTTTCCATTCCGCCGGGATATGAGCTCAAACAGGTCGGTTTCGATCCGGCCAAGGGGCAGATGACCGAAGCGCGCCGGTTCCAGATTGAGGAAATCGCCCGGCTGTTCAACCTGCCGCCTCTCTTTTTGCAGGATCTGACCCATGCCACGCTGAACAATTCCGAGCAGCAGGACCTGCACCTGGTGAAGCATGTGATTGCCCAATGGGCGCGCAACTTCGAACAGGAAATCAATCTCAAACTGTTCGGCCCGAGGCGGACCACGCGCTATGCGGAACATAATCTCGATGCGCTGATGCGCGGCGATTTCAAGAGCCGCATCGAAGGTCTGGCGCGCGGTGTCCAGTCGGGCATCCTGACGCCGAACGAAGCGCGCGAGAAGGAAAACCGGCCGAACAAGCCGAACGGGGACACGCTCTATATTCAGGGTGCGACCGTCCCGCTCGGCACGGTCTCCAGGAGCCCGGCGCCGGGCGAACCAACCACCGGAGAATGACCATGACGCTGCTTAAGCGAGCGGTCGCCCGCCGTCCCGAGATCCGGGCGGACGGCGACACGAAGACGGCTGTCGGTTATGCGGCGCTGTTTAACAGTGACGCCGATATCGGCGGCCTATTTGTCGAGCGCATCGCCCCGGGAGCCTTTGCCGAAACCCTGAGGAAATCCGATGTGCGGGCGCTGATCGACCATGATCCCGGTCGCGTCATCGGCCGGAGTTCGGCGAACACGCTGCGCCTCACCGAGGATGACAAGGGGCTTCGCGTCGAAATCGATCTGCCGGACACGACGGACGGGCGCGACCTCGCGGTCCTGCTGGAGCGCGGCGATATCTCCGGCATGTCGTTCGGCTTTTATGTCGTCAAACAGGAATGGGACGAAACGGTCGAGCCGTGGAAACGGACGATCATTGCGGCCGATCTCATGGAAGTGAGCGCCGTGGCTTTTCCCGCTTACGACGACACCCAGCTTGCAATGCGCGATCTCGAAGCAGCGAAACGAGATCGCGCCCGAACCAATTTTCATGCGGCCGCGCGACGGTTGCGGATGAAAGCCACCCTCGATCTCAGATCGCGGAGTAAGGCGTAAGGCGGGCCGCCAAGCGCCGAATAACCTCTCTGAAAATCAGGAATGGAGCACAGACATGATCCAGCGGATCAAAGAGCTGCGGCAGCGGCAGGAAACCATTGCCGAAGAGGCCCGCGAACGTCTCAACCAGATCAACGACAACACCGATGAAGCCCGAGCGGCGGAACTGGAAACCGCGCACGATACGGCTATGGCCGAATATGACAGGCTCGAAAAGCAGATCCAGCGCGAGGAACGCCAGCTCGAAATCGAGAAAAGCGCGGAAGAGCGCCGCGCCCGCAACCGCCCGACCGGAGATGACACCGAGACGCGCGGTGCAGGCGGCGATGATCCGACGCCGGAATACCGCGAGGTGTTCTCCCGTGTGATCTGCGGCACGGCGATCGTGGATCTGACGCCCGAGGAACGCAACGTCCTGAAGACCGGCGCCGCGCGGTTCGAAAACCGCGCCCAGACCACCGGCAGCAATGCCGCCGGCGGCTATACGGTTCCGACCGAACTCCACGGCGAGATCATCAAGGTGATGAAGATGTGGGGGCCGATGTACGATGAAGACGTGGCCACGGTCATGAACACGGCAAGCGGCAATCCGATCCAGGTGCCGACCGTCGATGATACCGACAACGAAGCGGATCCGCATACCGAGGGTGAAGAGCTGCCCGACGATGGCAGCGGCGATGTCGAGTTCGGGCAGAAGCTTCTGAATGCCTATGTCTACAACACGCCTTTCGTCCGCTGGTCTTTCGAGCTCGACACGGACGGCATCGCCAACATGGAATCCTTCCTCGGCTTTCTGATCGGCGAACGCCTCGGCCGTATCGCCAACCGCCAGCTGACCATCGGCACGGGGACAAATGCCCCGAACGGCATTCTGACGGCATCCGGGCAGGGACTGATTGCAGCGGCCGCCGGTAGTCTGAAATTCGATGAGATCATGGAGCTGGAGCATTCGGTTGATCCTGCCTACCGGACCAGTCCGAAAGTCCGCTACATGTTCAACGACAACACGCTTTTGGCCATTCGCAAGCTGAAGGATGGTGACGGCAACTATCTCTGGCAGAAGGGCGATGTCCAGGCAGGGATCCCGGCCAACTTTAACGGCCGCAAATACTCGATCAATCAGGCGATGCCGGATATCGGCGCCGGCGCGAAACCCATGCTGTTCGGCGACTTCTCCCGGTATTTCGTCCGCAAGGTCGGTGCGCCTGTCGTCGGCGTGATGCGCGAGCGCTTCTGGCCCGACATGGGCATTGCGGGCCTGATCCGCTTCGACGGCGAGCTGGGTGACGTCAATGCCGTGAAGCACCTGAAAATGAAGGCTTCCTGATCGCGAGGCTGAAACGGCAGGCGCAGCGAAGCGCCTGCCCATTTTCTCCGAGGGAGACCATCCATGGAAATCAAGATGCTGGCCGGCTATGCCGGGCCTGACTATATCCTTGCGCCCGGAGAGCGTCGGCGTTTCCCCAAAGATCAGGCCGTAAGGCTGATCGATGCCGGATTGGCGGTTCCGGTGACCGAGGCGAACCCGAGCAAGGCCGTCAAAGGCCCGGCGCCGGAGATCCGCCAATGAGCCGGTTGGGTTGGACCGAGCCGGTTGTCATTGCGCCAGCGGAAGATGAGGCGATCACCCTGGAGGCTGCGAAAGAGCAGCTTACGGTCGATTTTGACGACGATGACGGTTCTATCAGTCGGTTGATCGCTGCCGCCCGCGATCATGTCGAACAGGTCGCCGGACTGGTTGTTGTGCGGAAAACCGTCACGCTTCACTGTCATGGCTTCGAAGACTTCGCCCGCTTGCCGGTCGGGCCGGTCAAAGAGGTCAAAGCCGTGCGTTACATTGATCCGGCTGGCGGTGAAACCACCCTTGACGCCGCCGCCTATGAAACGCGGCTCGATGGGCTTCGCGCTTCCATTGTCGCAGCGCCTAGAAGAGGGTGGCCTGCCATCATGCCGGGATCACGCATCGCGGTGGATCTTGTCGTCGGCTTTGACGAAGCGCCGGCCGCCGTCTGTCAGGCCATGCTGCTTCTGATCGGGACCTGGTACCGCAATCGCGAACAGGTGATCACCGGCACGATCACGGCCGAGCTGCCGGATAGCTCCGGCTTCTGGTCTTTGCTCAGCAACTACCGGCTCAATGCCTGAAAGGAAACGCTATGAGCTTTGAGCGCGAAACGTTCGAAGGCAACCTTGGCACGTTCGGCTTCAAGGGCAGGGTGCTCGATCTCAACGCGGGCGATGTGCCGCTCGGATCCGAGGTGAAAGCGATCGTCCTTCTGTCGGCGGGTGATGTTGCCTATCGCCCGGCCGGCGAGGAAGAGGGTGTGATTCCGTTTGTCGGCATGGCGGCCGGCTTCATCCCCCCGCATGTTCCGGGGTTGGTAATAGCTTCGGGTACGTCCGCGACCGTCGCGACGATCGAGGATTGATCGATGGTTCGGATTGTTTTCGACAAGCCGTTTCGCTGGTCGCCGCCGGAAAGGCCAAAGATCACGATCGCCTATCGCGCGGGCGGCGAATACAACGTCCGGGCTGCTTGCGCCGATGATGCAGTGAGCGCTGGCGCTGCCCGGCGAAGAGACGCGGAGGCCGAACATGGCACGACCGGCGACTAGCGGCGGACAATTGCGGTCCAGGCTGCATTTCCAGAAGCGGATCGTCGCCGATGACGGCTATGGCAACGAAGTCGCCGGACCTTTCGAGACCGTGTTTACCCGCCGTGCGCAGATGATCGCGCGCAATGGCACCGAAACCGTGATGGCCGCACGCCTCCAGGGCGTCCAGCCCTACACGGTGCGCATCCGATACAGTGCCGAAGCGGCGGCGGTCACGGCAGACTGGCGCATCATGGATGCCCGCAAGCCGGGCAGGGTGTTCGCGATCACGGCGCCGCCGGTCAATGTCGATGACGAAAACAGGTGGATCGAGATGATGGTTTCGGAAGGCGAGCCGAGCTGATGGCTCGACGCTCGACCATTCTCGGCCGCGCCGCCCTTGAGCGGAAATTGAAGCGGATGCCGGTTGTTGCCAAAAAACTGATCCGGCGCGCGATGGAGCAGTCGGCCGACGAAATCGTCGCCTTGATGAGAAGTCTTGCGCCGGTCGACAGCGGCGCGCTTCGCGATAGCATCGGCTGGACTTGGGGGCGTGCGCCATCCGGCTCGATCATTGCGGCCACGGTGAAATCCTCGCTCGGCTCCGAACTGACCATCACGATCTATGCCGGCGATGATGAAGCGTTCTGGGCGCGGTGGGTCGAATTCGGCCGACAGGACATGCCGGCTCAACCCTATTTCTATGTGTCCTATCGGGCCAAGCGTCGCCGCGTGAAATCACGGATATCCCGCTCGCTCACAAAGGCGGCAAAACAGGTCGCGGCAGGTGGCTGATGGATCCAAACTATGAACTGACCAGGGTGGTCATCAACAGGTTGAAGCGCGACGTTTCGGTTTCCGGTTTCGTTGCTGCGCGCGTCTTCGATCGCGTGCCTGCGGAGCCAAAGCCGGCCTTTCCCTATATCTCCATGGGACCGAGCGACAGCCTGCAGGACGATGCCGAGTGCATCATGGGAGAGGAAATCAGCTTCCAGATCGACTGCTGGTCGGAAGGTGACGGTGAAGCCTATGGATCGGCCGAGGTGAAAAAGCTCGCCGGCGCCGTGAAGCGTTGTCTGCACGGTGCTGAAGTCACGGTCATCGATCGAGAACCGTTTGAGCGCTACCGCGCGGAAGACAGCGCTTCGGGCATAAGGCTCTATCCCTCGGTGGTGATGGACTTCTGTTCCGGCCTTTCTCTCAGCCCTATTGAAACGGGAAACGTGACGATCGACCATCGCATCACCCGGATCCTCCGCGAGCCGAACGGCATAACCAACCATGCCGCCCTGTCGTTCACGGCCTTTGTCGAGATCGACTGAACCCACCCCGACAATCTGAAATCTGCAATCGCCATCCGTCGTCTGCGGTGGCGGAACACTGGAGCTATGGAAAATGGCAGAAGCAAAAACCACGACCTTCGGCAAACTTCTGATCAAGCTGGGTGACGGCGCCGATCCGGAAGTCTTCGCCCAGCCTTGCGGGATGACGTCGAAGTCGCTGACCTTTTCGAAGAATACCGGCGAAACGCTGGTGGTCGACTGTGACGATGAAGATCAGGTGACCTGGCTGGAGCGCAACGCCGAAAGCCTCTCGGCCTCGGTCTCCGGCGACGGCGTTCTGGCTGCAACGTCGATCCAGCCCTGGTGGGAGGCGTTCGCCAGTACCGAGGCGATCAACTGCGAGCTTTCCATCCAGTACTCGACCGGCACCATGAAATGGACAGGGCCCTTCCATCTGACCAGCTTCGAGATCAGCGGCGAGAAGAGCGGGGATCCGAAGGTAAAGTCGGCCATTCAGATGGATTCGGCCGGCGCCATCGAAAACGAGTGGGTCGCGGCCTGATGCGTGATGCCCGGATCGAACAGCCCTTTGGCGATGGGATCTATCCCTTCCGCCTTGGCTACGGACAGATCACCGAACTGCAGGAAAAGTGCGATTGCGGCCCGATGCGGCTGCTTTCGCGCTTGCAGTCCGGCGAATGGAAGATCGAGGACGTCTTCGAGACCGTGCGCATCGGTCTGATCGGCGGCGGGATGGAGCCGAAAGAGGCGCTGAAACTTGCCGGCCGGTATGTGAAGGATCGGCCGCCGCTCGAAAATCACCCGCTCGCCCTGGCAATCGTGTTCGCCGGTCTGGCCGGCGCCCCGGATGAAACCGTGGGGGAGTGAAAAGCGCTGGCGCTGAAGGACGTCTTGACGATCTTCCGAACGGCAAGATCCGCATGGCGAAAATCTACGGTGCTGGCGCGGCTATGGGCTTTTCCCCGCAACAGGTCGACGCCATGAGCGTCTGGCAGTTCTCGGCAGCGCTCGACGGCTACATCAAGGCCAATTCGGCAGAAGAGAACGATCAGACAAAGCTGTCGGACGGACAGGCCGAAGAGATATGGGCCTGGCTTCAGGAGCAGAAATAAATGGCCGCCACGGACCTTGAACAGCTTGTCGTGCAGCTTTCCGCTGACTTCAACAAATACGAAAAGCGCCTCGCCAAGGCCAACGGCATCACCAACAAACACCTGAATGCGATCCAGAAGAAGGCGGTTGCCATGGATCGCCGTCTTGAGGGCTTTGGGGCGAACGCGTTTAAGGGGCTGCTCTATTCCACGACGGCTCTCACCTCGGCGCTGTCGGTGCGTGAAGTGGCCCGCTATGCCGATGCCTGGACGGAAGCGAAGAACGCCCTCGCTGTTGCCGGCGTTGTCGGCCAGGATCAGGTTCGAACGCTTGATACGCTCTATCAGAGCGCTCAGAAGAATGCCGCGCCGATCACGGCGCTTGCCGATCTGTTCGGCAAGGCCGCACAGGCCAATGACAATCTTCAGCAGTCGCAGGAACGGCTGCTCAAGTTCACCGACGGGATTGCCACCGCGCTGAAGGTCGAGGGCAAGTCAGCGGCCGAAGCCTCCGGCGCCCTGACGCAGCTCGGGCAGTTGCTCGGCTCGGCCCGTGTCCAGGCCGAGGAATTCAATTCGATCAACGAGGGCGCACGGCCTATTCTGATCGCGGTCGCCAATGGTCTCGATGAAGCTGGCGGCTCGGTTTCCAAGCTGAAGCAGCTGGTCAATGACGGCAAGGTCTCGGGCAGGGAATTCTTCGACGCCTTCATGAAGGGCTTTCCGACCATCGAGACGATGGCCGATAACGCCACGCAGACGATCGCGCAGGGCGTTACGAAGGTGAACAACGCGCTCACCAAATATATCGGCGAGACGGATAGTAGCCTTGGCGCATCCCAGCGGCTGATCTCCGGGCTCAATGCCCTGGCTGACAATTTCGACCAGACGGCGGACACGGTTCTGGCACTTGCAGGCGTGATTGCCGGCGCGCTGGTCGGCCGTTCGATTGCGGGCATGCTGGTCAAGCTCGGCCTTGCCGGCACGGCGCTTACGAAGTTTGCCGCTGCCATGCGCTCGGCCATGGCCGCCGGCAGTCTGTCCACCGCCCTTGGCGGCATGAGTGCGGCGGCCGGGCCGCTTGGCCTGCTGATCGGCGGAACGCTGGTCGGGGCGCTGGCGCTTTATTCCCGGCATTCGCAGGAAGCCGAAGCCCGGACGGAAGCCGTCAATGCCGAACTGGAGCGGCTGGGCCTTGTTGCCGAGGAAGCCGCGCCGAAGCTTGAGGGCGTGACGGAAGCGGCTGAAGGGCTCACCGATGGCGAGATTTATCGCAAGGTGAAGATGCTCGCCGACGAATATGACCGCCTCAGCAATATGGGCGAGGGCTTTCTCGGCTGGTTCCGCGACGATGACGCCCTTGGCGGTATTGTCGACAAGGCAAAGGCACTGACGCACCAGTTTGAACGCGGCTCGGTCGATCTGAATGCCGTCTTCGGTATTCATGACATGGCGCGCGATCTTGAGCGCGGTCGCGTCGGGTTCCAGGACGTCATCAACAAGATGCGGGAGATCCGGGCAACCGAGGTTTCTCAGCCGGTTGCGGATCTGGCCTATCAGGTCGAAAAGACGGCACAGAAGCTCCAGCATGTTGATGGGGCAAAGGCCGCCAGCGAGGTGAATGAGCTGAAGCGCGAGCTTGAAGAAGCCCGCGACAGTCTGCTCGACTTCAGTCAGGCGATGCCGATCTCGCTCGATCAGCGCGAGGCGATTGCTGACATCATTGATGATTTCGACGGAACGAAGGAAGGAGCGGCCGAGGCGCGAAGAGCGCTCGAAACCATGGCCGATGCCAATCCCGATGCGGCTGGCTATGTAGCCAAGCTGGCGCCGATCTTCGGCATGCTGCAGAAGCTTGTCGATAAATCGCGCGAGTTCATGACGATGCTCGATGCCGTCAATGTCAGCACCTCAGGGGGGCTGAGCGACAGCCAGGTGTCGGCGTATGAACAAGGCGGTGACGCCCGCCGCGAAGGCGAAGCGATGTTGCAGATCGGCAAAGACTATGCCGACGAAATCGAACGACAGAACGGGCTGTCCAAAGACCAGCTTGCGCTTGAACGCGAGAAGGCGCGGATCCGGAAAGGGATTGAGGGCGAGGGCGGCTTTCTGCCGGACAACGAGATTGCCCGCCTGGCGCAAAGCTCGCTGGCAGCCAATGCCCGCCGAAGCAGTAGCGGCGGCGGAGGCGGAGGCGGCGACAACGGCTTTGACAATGCTGTTCAGTCGATCCGGGAGCGCACCGCCGCGCTGATGGCCGAGAGGAATGCCCAAACCGCGCTGAACCCGCTGGTCGAGGATTATGGCTTTGCCCTTGAGAAGGCACGGGCTACGCAGGATCTGCTGACGGCCGCCGAAACGGCGGGCTTGAGCGTCGATGCGGATCTTCGGCAAACGATCGAGGATCTAGCGAAGGGTTATGCGGAAGCGGCGGCCGAAGCCGAGAAGGCGGCACGCAAGAACGAGGATCTTCGCCAGTCGGTCGATGACTTCAAGGCCACTGCCAAGGACGTGACCGGCGGCTTTGTCTCGGATCTCGTGAGCGGCGTGAATGCCGCCGATGCCCTCGCCAATGCCCTCGGTCGCGTTGGCGACAAGCTTCTGGATCTTGCGCTGAACGACCTCTTCAATACAGGCGAGCCGGGGCTTGGCAGTTTCTTCACCGCTATTCTCGGCGGCATCGGAAAGGCGGATGGCGGCGCTGTTCATGCGGCGACCGGCGGACGCATCGATGCCACCGGCGGCGGGCGCCTTTCCGGCCCCGGCGGAACGCGCGGTGACAAGATCCCGGCATGGCTCTCCGATGGTGAGTATGTGATCAATGCCAGGGCCGCGGGAAAATACGCGCCCCTGCTTGAGGCGATCAACAATGGCGACGGCCTGAAACTTGCCGATGGCGGCATTGTCCGCCATGCGGCTTTGCCACGCCTGCCGATGAAGGCGCTGCGGTCTGTTCAGTCGCGCGGTGCTGATACAAGCTCGGTGAGCATCGGCGATATCAACGTGACCGTCCCGGATACCACCGATCCGAAGGATGCTGCGGCCATGGGCCGGGAGTTCCGCAAGCAGATCGATGCGGCCATTGACGCGCGGATACAGGAGAACCGTCGCGGACGCGGCATGCTGGCTGGAGGGCCATTCTGATGGCAGACAGGTTCGAACCGCCGAAATGCCCCTCGGTCCAAAGCACGCGGGAAACGGAATTCCGCGTGCTCGAAAGCAGTTTCGGTGAGGGCTATAGCCAAAGATCGGGGGCAGGCCTCAATGCGGAAGGGCTGACATTCAACGCGGTCTGGTCGTCGCTCTCGATCTCGCAGGCCGATCAGATCGAGGCCTTCTTTCGTGGCCTGCGCGGCTTCCATGCCTTTGAATGGAAAGCGCCGCGCGACAAAGCGGCCCGGCTTTATCGCTGCAAGAGCTGGACGCGAGGCTTCCTCGGTAGCGGCCGTGACACGATCACAGCCAAGATCGAAAGGGTGTATGACCTATGAGCACGCTCAAAGTCTATGATGCCACCGGCGTCCAGCGACCGATCTCGGCAGAAACCAATGGCGATGGCGCGCTTAGTCCGCGTCATGGTCTGTCGGACGAAGCCACGGCGCTGATCGAGGCCATTCGGACGGCTGCCGAGATCATCACGCCGGCCCGGCAGCATGCCGCTGTCACGCCCTCCGACGACAATGCCCTGGTCGGCGTGCAATCGCTCTATGTCGGGTTTGGCGGGGCTGTCGCGGTTGAGCTGAGTGGCGTCACCGTGATCTATCACTGCCAGAGCGGCACGCTTCTGCCGGTTGCCGCTCACAAGGTGCTGGCGACGGGCACGACGGCCTCCGAGATCGTGGCGCTGGTCAAATGACGGGATCGCATTATGGCACGATGCTGGTTGTCGAGCAGGCGGGAAACGGCCTGTCGCAGACAGCGCAGGGGCTGGTGAGCGATGATATCATCCACCTCTATGAACTTGATGCCTCCGTCATCGGCGGCGGCATTTATCGCTTTACGTCATCGGCCTTCGAAGAAGCCCCGGCGTCTTTCGGCGGCAATATCTATGCGCCGACGCCGATCGAGACCGATGGCTGGGAGATGTCCTCGCAAGGCACCATGCCGCGTCCGACGCTGAAGGTCGCCAATGTCTCGGGCGTGTTGTCGGCGGTGGTCAACGAGTTTGGCGATCTGGTCGGGGCGACCTTCCGGCGCATCCGCACCTTCCGGCGGTTTCTCGACGGCATGGAGGATGCGGATCCGGACGCGCATTTTCCGATCGATGTCTACCGGATCGAGCAGAAGACCAACCAGAACCGGGTCTATATTGAGTGGGTTTTGGCCGCCGCCATCGATCAACAGGGCAGAAAGCTGCCCGGCCGGCAGGTGATCCAGAGCGCCTGTACGCATACCTATCGCCGCTTCGATCCGGAAACCGGTTCGTTCGACTATTCGAGCGCAACATGCCCTTATGCGGGCTCTGCCTGTTTTGACGCGAAGGGCAATGGGGTTTCGGCGTCTGAGGATCGCTGCAGCAAGCTTTTGCAATCGGGCTGCGTCAAGCGCTTCGACCACGGCGATCTGCCGACCCGAGCCTTTCCCGGCGTTGGCCGGGCAAACACATAGAAAGAAGCACAATCATGTTTGGTGATGATGTCGCCCGGGAGGCCCGGGCGCATGCGCTTGCGGCGTGGCCGGAAGAGGTTTGCGGCGTGGTATCCGGTGGTCGCTATATTCGCGTCGAAAACATCGCGGCAGATCGCGAAAACGGCTTCGAGATGCCGGCCGAGACCTGGCTGAAGTTCGAGCCGGAAGCGGTCATTCACAGTCACAATGCCAAAGTCCATCCGCACTGGCCGTCAAAAGCCGATATGGACAGTCAGATCGCGGCGCATATTCCCTTCGGGATAGTGACCTGCGACGGCGAGGTGACGACGCCCATTCTCTGGTGGGGTGATCATTGTCTGGATGCGCCGCTGACCGGGCGGTCCTTCGTACCGGGCGTGTTCGACTGCTACGGGCTGGTGCGGAGCTGGTACTGGCAGGAACGCGGCATTCGTCTTCCGGACTTCGCCCGCTCGAAGAGCTGGTGGGATGAAGGCGAGAACCTGCTTGCCGACCATTTCGAACAGGCGGGCTTCCGGGCGATCGATGCTTCGGAAGTCCGACCCGGCGATGTGTTCTTCATGCGGCTTGTGTCGAAGGTGCCGTGCCATTCCGGCATTCTGCTGGAAGATGGCCTTTGCCTGCATCATCTCGATGGACGGCTGTCACGGCGTGAACCGATCGGTCCGTGGTTGAAGCGAGTTACGCATTGGCTTTCTTGGTCTTACTAGACTTTTCTTCTTTTTCGACATCGATTTCTTCGAACTTAATGTCGCAGCCTTTTTTGTTCGAGGCGGATTGGATTGCCTCCATTTCACCCTTCAGCCTTGAGACATTGGCGGCCGATTCTCCATCTCCTCCTACGAAGAATATGGCTGGCCAGAAAACTACCATGCCTACAGTCATCGCGACGGCATCCTTTGTAGCTTTGTCGTTCTGAATCCCTATCGCTTCTGCCGATCGCTCTGAAACTCTTGCGGCTTCTTCTTTGAGTTGTGAACATGAGTACTGCATGTAGGGCGTCTCAGAGACGTATGCAGCAGAGATTTGGTTTGGGTTTTTAGCGCACGAAGATGCCCCCACAGCGAGTGCGGCTAGAATTATAACGGTCTTTTTCAACAGAACCTCTCCAAAAGTAAGCGCTATCAATTTCGCGTTTACGTAGCAACTTGTCAATATCCAGAGCTTCCAGCACATGCGACGAAATATCCACCTGCACGGCGATCTCGCACGGCAGTTCGCGCCAGTCTACCAACTCGATGTCGCGAGTGCGGGCGAGGCGGGGCAGGCGCTCGCCGCCGTCGTGCCAGGCTTCCGGCAATATGCGGTGGATCGGAACTTTCGCGTTCTGCGGGGTGATCCGGAGACCGGCATGGCGCTCGGGCCGGATGATCTCGACTTTCATCTCGGGCATGCGGATCTGCATATCGTTCCGGTCATCGCCGGTGCGGGCAATCGCGGGCTTGGCAAGATCATCGCCGGGGTCTTCCTGATCGGGGCGGCCTTCATGTTCCCGGGCGCGATCACCGGCATCGGCATTGGCGGCTCGACCATCGGCGGGGCGATGAAGGGGCTGGGCGTGGCGCTTGCCATGGGCGGGCTTGGTCAGATGCTGTCGCCGGCGCCGAAGATCAGTTCGGATAGCGGCGAGGATCAGTCCTCCTATCTCTTCAGCGGCGGCGCCAATGTCACGACCGAAGGCGGTCCCGTGCCGCTGGTTTATGGTCAAAAATTCCGCGTCAAGCCGGTGCTGATCGCCGCCGGGCTTTCCACCGAAGACGTGGCCATCTGAGTTACCGGATACAATCTCATGCACGATATGCGCATCTCCGGCCGTGGCGGCGGCAAGGGCGGCAAGAGCGGCGGCTCGGGCGGTTACAGCGAGGCGGCGAACACGCTGCGCTCCAAACAGACGCTGCGGCTTCTGTTCCTGGTGAGCGAAGGCGTCACCGGCGGACTGAAGGACGGGGCGAAGTCGATCTTCTTCGATGACGTGCCGGTTCAGAATAGCGACGGCACGTTCAACTTCGAAGGCGGTTCGTTCGAAACCCGCAATGGCTTTCCCGACCAGGCGGCCTTGTCCGGCTTTCCGGCCGTCGAGAACGAACAGGGCGTCGGCGTCGAGATCAAAAAGGATCTGTCGGCAACGCGGGCGATCACCAATCTTGCGGCAACGGCCGTGCGCGTCTCCATCCAGGTGCCGCAACTGATCTTCACCGATCCCGACAATGGCAATGTCAAGGAGAATGCCGTCGATATCGCCATCGATCGCCGCACCGAAGACGGCACATGGAGCCAAGTCCGCAGCGATACGATCTCGGGCAAATGCACCTCGCCCTATGTCCGGGCCTACCGGATCCCGCTTGAGGGGGCCGGGCCCTGGTATATCCGCGTGCGGCGGCTCTCCGACGATGCCAATGGCACGACCTCGAACAACCAGACCTACTGGTCGTCCTATACGGTGATCGAAGACTACCGGCTGACCTATCCCGATAGCGCCGTGATGGGCGTGACGCTCGATGCGGCTGAGTTCGGCGGCGGCGCCATTCCGACGGTCTCGGTCGATTGGGCCGGGATCGAGATTGCCGTGCCGTCGAACTATGATCCGGAGGCGCGGTCCTATGCTGGCGTCTGGGACGGGACATTCAAACGCGCTGTCACGGATAACCCGGCCTGGATCTTTCACGACCTTGTGGTCAATGACCGCTATGGCCTCGGCCAGTATGTTGATGTTGGGCAGGTGTCCAAATGGGCGCTCTACGAGATTGCGCAATACTGCGACGAATTGGTCGATGATGGGTTCGGGGGCACCGAACCGCGCTATACCTTCAATGGCGCCATCACCTCGCGCGATGAGGCGATCAATGTGCTGACGGCCTTTGCCGGCGTCTTCCGAGGCATGGTCTATTGGGGGACGGGTGCTGTCACGGCGGTCTGTGACAAGCCTGCCGATCCCGTCAAGCTGGTAACGCCCGCCAATGTGGTCGACGGCACGTTCAGCTATCAGGGATCGGCGCTCTCGGCCCGCCACACGCAAGTGCTGGTCCGCTGGTTTGATCCGGCCAACAACTATATGCCGGCCATCGAAATTGTCGAGGATGCCGATGCGGTGGCGCGGTATGGCTCGCGTCAGACCGAGATCCAGGCGATCGGATGCTGCTCGCGCGGGCAGGCGCATCGTTACGGGGCATGGCTGCTCGATACAGAACAGAATTCGACCGAGGTCGTGACCTATCGGGCCGGGCTCGATCATGCCGATGTCGCCCCGGGCGACGTGGTGCTGGTCGCCGATCCCTCCTATGCCGGCGTGCGCTATGGCGGGCGTGTGAAGGCGACGTCCGATGATCTGGCCTCGGTCAAGCTCGATGCGCCGGTGACATTGACAGACGGTGATGCCTATACGCTGACCGTGGTCATGCCGGATGGCACGCTTGCCGATCGGGCGGTAACGTCCGGGGCAGGGGAAGTAGAAACGCTTGCCCTGTCCTCGGCCCTGCCGGATCGCCCGGTTGCGGGCGCGATGTGGATCCTGACCGGTTCCGATGCAGCGCCGCGTCCGTTCCGGGTGCTGTCGATCACGGAAAACGACAAGCATCAGTTCGATGTCTCGGCGCTGATCTACGACGCGACCAAATGGGATCGCGTCGAGAAGGGGCTAGAGCTCGAACCGCCATCCTTCTCGACCTATCCGACCGGGCCGCTTCTGGCGCCTTCGGACGTGACGGTCGCGGAATATCTCTATCTTGCCGGCGGCGTGTCCGCCCGTGGCGCCGTTACCATCGGCTGGAGCGCGCCGAATGATACGAGGGCCACGCTCTATGAGGTCCAGTATCAGGGGCAGGGCGGGATATGGCTTGCGGTCGGGGCCACGGAAAGCGTCTCGATCGACCTGCAGGATCTCGATCCGGGGATCTACAGTTTTAGGGTTCGCTCGGTCTTCGCGGCGCTCAATCAACGCTCGCCCTGGGCAACGCTGGATGCGGTCTATCTCGCAAGCGTGTTGTCGCCGCCGGCCAATGTCGAGCGCTTCAACATTGCAGTGATTGGCGATGTCGCCACGCTCACCTGGGCGCCGGTTCAGGCGCTCAATCTGTCGCATTACGTGATCCGCTATTCGCCGGAGCTGACGGGCGTGTCCTGGCGCTCATCCGGCGCCCAGCTCGATCATGTCGATGCGACCAGCGTGCAGATCCCGACGCGGCCGGGCACCTATCTGATCAAGGCGGTGACCCGGCAGGGGGTGGAAAGCCCGCTTGCGACCATGATCCAGACCACGGTTGGCGCCACGCCGATGAATGCGGTCGAGCGCTTTGTCGAACAGCCGGACTGGTCGGGACGTTTTGACGGCTGCCGGGCGGGGGAGCCGGGCTTGCGGCTTGCAGAGCGGCAAGACGGTGGGCTGTTGCCCTCCGGCTCTTACGTCTCGGCGCGCACGATCGATCTTGGCTCGGTCTATACCTCCCGGGTGACGCCGCTTCTGTCGGTCTATGGGCAGGATGTCGATGACACCATGGTCAAATGGCCGGTGCTCAGTGCGCTCGACGGCATTGTCGGGGCGGATGCGTCGAAGTGGAATGCGGTCATGGAGATGCGCACCACGGATGACGATCCGGATGATGCCGGCGCCCGCTGGTCGGACTGGCGGGAAGCGGCAACCGGCGATGTGGCGGCGCGGGCCTATCAGATGCGGCTTTTGCTCTCTTCGGTCGATGACAACATCACGCCGATCGTCGCACGGGCCGAACTGACGGTCGATATGCCCGACAGGATCCTGAGCGGCAACAATCTTGCCGTGCCTGCGCAGGGAAGACGGATCGGCTTTGCCCCGCCTTACTTCGGCCTGACCGGGCTTTCGGTCTCGGCTCAGGGGCTTCGCTTCGGCGACTTCTACGAGATCGCAAACAAGGATGAGAGCGGCTTTGACATCGTGTTCAAGGACCAGTCCGGCACGCCGGTCGAACGCAGTTTCGACTATGTGGCCGCCGGCTACGGAAAGGTGCATGCATGACGCAGTATAACAACGTGACGATCGATCCGACCGTCACCAATGGCTCGCAGCTTGCGGCCAATATCAACAGCTTTCGGGCGGCAAGCCTTACCATGCATAGCGGCGTCGAACGCCCGGCCTATGCCACAGGCGGCACGATGTGGATCAGCACCGCCTCCAAGCCGTGGAAGCTCTTTGTCTTCGACGGGGCGGCCGATGTCGCGATCGGGGAGGTGGATCCGGACGGGCACGGGTTTTTGAGCGCCGGCGGTACCGGCTTCACCAATGACCTGATGACAGCGGGCGATGCGGCGGATGCGAGGAACAAGCTGGGCGCCTATGCCAGAAACGGAGGCACGCTCACCGGCTTTGTCCGGGTGCTCTTCGATGGCGCGACGCTGGCCTCGTTCCAGGCAAGCGGCCAGAACGATGCCCGGATCGAATTCCGCTCCAACAATGGCACAAACAGCTATGTCGAGGTCGGCCAGCGTAGCAATGGCGATGGCTTCATCTGGTCGCGGGGACGGGAATATAGCTTCGGCAGTGACGGCCGGTTCTCGAACGGAAGCTGGAACATCTACACCGACGGCAATATCGGGGGCTCTGTATGGGGCAATTGGGGCAGCAACGATGCCTTTACCGCCATCTCCAACCGGATCGAGAGCCGGGCATCGGCCTATGCCAACAGCCGGGCCGCCGCCGGCGCCCGCGTCCAGCATGACAGCGGCACATACGAGATCGGCACGGTGCAGACGACCGGCAACACGGTCGACTGCCCGGATGGCATGTTCATCACCGGCCTGCGTTGCCAGAACTATGACTGGGCTGTGCGCGAGATCTATGTCCGGGCCAAATATGCGAGGAACCAGTAATGGCGACGATACTCACGCCCGACAGCGCCAATGCGCTTAACCCGGATCTCGATCACGATACGCTCGGCTTTCTTCTGTCGCTGGCCTATCCCGGCTCTGAACCGGGAAAAGTCTTCCGGACCGGTCATATTGTCGATGACGACACCGGCGAGCGCGTTGGTTCGGCCGTGATCCTCGACTGGCAGGTCGAGGCACCCTTTCCGACGCCGAATGATCTCCACGCCATACTCGATGCGCATCGCGATGAAGTTGATGCCTTTGTCGATGAGCGCAAAGCCCATGGCCTGCGCCACGCCGTCGATGCCGAACGGGATCGCCGGATTGCGGCGGGCTTCGTGTTCAACGGCGTTGTCTATCAATCCCGGGCGGAAGACCGGGAGAACATTGCCGGCGCGGCAACGGCCGCTCTCGGCGCCATGATCGATGGTGCTGAGGCCGGCGACTATCGCTGGCATGGTGGCGACAGCGACTTTGTCTGGATCGCCGCCGACAACAGCACGCACAAAATGGATGCCGTGACCCTCTATGCGCTTGGCCAGGCGGCCCTTGCCCACAAACAGGCGCATATCTTTGCCGCCCGGACGCTGAAGGATCTGTCGCCGATCCCGGCTGACTTTGCCGCCGACATCCACTGGCCGGAGTAGCACTATGCCGTCACTGACAATTGGAACAAGCCTCGCGGCCACGCCGCCGCCGGGGCGCGGGCGCTGGTGGGCGTCCGCCGCCTTTCCGGCAACGGATAGAGAGACGGGCCTGACGCTCGGCCCGGCCGCCATTCTGGATTTTGGCGGCAATCGCTATGCGACGATCGAAGGCTGGTGGGAAGTGCCGGCCCATGCAGCGGGTGATGCCGACGGGATCGGCCTGCCGCCGGCCGCCATTCTTGATTTTTCCACTGACAGATATGCGAGGTGAGCCATGCGGAATGCAGGCTTTGCGGAGATGATCGACTTTACCCGACCCGGCTCGGCGACCTATGTCGATGCCGACGGCGTAATCAGGATCGCGGCGGCGAACGTGCCGCGCTTTGACCACACCAACGGGCGGCGGCAATTGCTGCTCGAAGGTCCGGCGACCAACAAGGTGCTGTGCAATAACGCCAACCCGACCGATCTGACCGGGATCGGAGGGTCGGCCGCACCGGCTGTGCTTTCGGTCGTTGACGATACCGCTGCCCTTTCCGCCGCAGGGCTTTCCGAGGTCTGCGCCACCGGCAAAGTCTACAAGCTCGACAATTCCGCCGGAACCGAGGTTGCCTTTGCTGTGGCGGCGGGAAGCGCGGACAACACCGCCGTCCACTCGATCTCGGCTTATCTGCGCGTGGATGCCGGAGAAGCCTATCTGCGGATCAGCGAAGTGGCCAACGGCACGAGGGTCTCCAACACGGCCTATGAGAGGATTACCCTGGACGGACATCCGGCCGTTGCCAATGCGACCTTCAGCGTCCGGGCGGATCCCGGCGCGGTGGTCTACTTCATCCTGCCCCAGTTCGAGCAGTCCGCGGTGACAAGCTCTCCCATCGTCACAAACGGCGGCAGCGCCGTAACCCGGCCGGCCGACAAGGCGCGGCTGAGCGATGCCGTTGCAGCACTCCTGCAGCGCGACAAGGCCTCCATTCTGGTCCGGTTCGAAGCTCTGACCGGCTTTGTCGGCCGCATCGTCGGCGGGGCAAGCTACTATCCCCTGCTTGGCTATTCCGGAACCGATCTCGAGGTCGACCAGACCGCTGTTCTCGCCTCCGGCCTCTCCCAGCCATCGCCGCGTGCCGGCGCTGCCTTCGCGTTCGACAGGGAGAACGACACGATCGGCGGCTCCTACAATGGCAATGCCGTGGTGACGGCAAGCCGGGAGCTTCTGTGCGACACGGCCAGGATCTATCTCGGCCGCGACGAGAACGCGACGACGGCCGACCGCTTTGCCGCCGGCTGGTACGATCAACTGGTGATCTGGCCGTTCCGGATGACCGATGCGGCGCTAGAAGGAAAGGCGATGGCCCATGCGTGATGTGTTTTTGAAGTTCGAAGACCATGCCGAGGCTTTGGCCGCTCTCAATGCAGCCGGGGTGATGGAGCCGCTCGGCTACCGCGATACCGGCCTGCCCACGGGCATGCTGGCGCTCAAGCCCGTGGGCGCGGCCTGCGACGGTCTCGTCTATGCCCCGACCGGCGAGACCGTGACCGACGGCGATGGCATCGCCTATCCGGAGATGGCGGCTGTCGCCGGCTATCACGTCAATCTCCGTCTGGCCGATGGCGTGGCGCTGCCGGCGGAACTGGCGGCCTTCCAGGTCGCGCCGGAGCCGGCAACGCCGGCCGAACGCTTTGCCTGATCGATTGCCGGCCTGATGCAATGCCGGACTGACCGGCGAACAATCCACGGGAAAATGAAAATGGAAATCACCACGGTCTCCGAACCGGGGGCAGCCTTCGTGCGCGGGCACGAGGGCGCGCCCACCGTTGCCTATCTCGATCCGACCGGCACGCCGACGCTCTTTGCCGGCTTCACCATGAACTCGCCCTATTGCCGGCTGGAACTGGCAAAGATCGGGATCACGCGGATCGTCCCCGGCAAGACGACAATCTCGGTTGAGGACGGCGACCGCATCTTCCGCGCCGTGCTCAATCAGGGCTACGCGAAAGAAGTTGTCGCCAACTCGCCGGCGGATCGCACGCAGTATCAGCTCGATGCCGCAACCAGCGCTGCTTATAATCTTGGCGGCCGCGTGGTCAGCAAATGGCGCTTCGGCAAGCTCTGGCGCGCCGGCAAGCTGAAGGCGGCGGCCGATTATCTCGCCACGCATTACAACACTTCCAAGGGCAAGCGACTGCCCGGCCTTGTCCGCCGGCGCAGGGAAGAGGCGCTGCTGTTCGAACAGGGCATCTATACCGGTGTGGATGCCGCCGCGCCCGAAGGCGTTCCGCGAAAGGCTACGGGCACTGAACCGGAAACCGGCGATCCCGTCGTGCGCGATGTCCAGACCATGCTGACGAAACGCGGCTTCGATCCGGGCGCGATCGATGGCTGGTTCGGCGACAAGACAAAGGCGGCGGTGCTGGCCTATCAGATGGCGCATCCGCATCTGAAGAACGACGGTATCATCGGCCCGGCGACCATTGCCCAGCTTCGCCGGGACATGAAGGCCGTGAAGGATGCCGCGCAAAAGTCCGGGGCCTCGGCCGCCGCCACCGGCGCGCTCGCCTGGGCCTCCGGCCTGCCGGTCGGCTGGATCGCCGGGGGCGTTGCGGTTGCTGCCGCGTTGTGGTTCGCCTGGCGCTACCGCGATTTGATCGCGCGCCGGATCAACACGCTGACCGGTCATGAGGTGTGGGTATGATCGGCACGATCCTGACATGGCTTGCGAAGCTGGGGGCGGGCGGTCTTCTCGACCGCGCCGCAGCCCTGATCGAACAGCGGGCCGAACAGGCAAAAGACCGGGAGAAGATAGAGGCCGAACTGACGGCGGAATATCTTCGGCAGGTGGTTGCCGAAACCCGCGAGATGGCGGCGCTCAACAAGGCGAAGTTTGCCGTGCCGTGGTTCTGGCTGTTCGCCGGTTTCTTTCTGGTGCCGCTTGCCGTCTGGTGGGCGGCGATCTGCCTTTACAACATGCTCTGGTGCCCGGACTGCATCTATGCGCAGCCCTGGACGATCGCAGCCTTTCCCGCCCCGCTCGATGCCTGGGCGGGCAACATGATCCAGTGGGTCTTCTATGTCGGCTCGGGCGTTGCCGGGCTGCGCGCAATCATCAAATAACGAGGGCAGGGCATGACGGTCGATCTCGCGCGTCATCTGGGAGAGGTTCAGGGCAAGCTCGATGCCCTGATCCGCAAGGTGGACGAAAACCGCAGCGGTAATGATGAAATCCACGACCGGCTGAACACGGTCGAGCACCAGAACGAACGTCTGCTCGAGCAGAACAGGGCCCTGTCACAGCGCATCGGCGAAACCGAGGAGTTCGTCGCCGAATACCAGAAGATCAAGCAGATCGGCCGAGGCTATATCCTCGGCGCCGCCATGGCCGGGACCGGGTTCGGGGTGTGGCTCTCCGATGGGTTGATGCAGGTGCTTAAGGCGTTGAAGGGTGGGTGAAGATTTGGTCGAGGCATATTGGGGGCAAAGGCGCTACGCTGTTTCGGGTGGCAATATGAATGACAGCATTAGGCCTCCCTTTAGGTCGTTCAGTTGATTATAGCTTCTCCGGAAGCTTTCACGCATGTAGTAAACGCAAGACCAGTAGCTTTGGGCGGCAAGCGGAGTGTTGGCGTCGGGGACTAGGTACAGGACAACCGACTTTCGCTAAGCAGTCGATCTGACCTAGCCGAACGTCAACTTCGAGCCCATTGTGACCAACGCTGCAGGGTGCATGAACGTCCGTTTTAGGTTTTCTAATTCGAGGCAAATCACCACCGCTGACACTGAAAATGACCATCAACGCATCGACAATAGGTGTGATATACACTGGACTCGTATCGTTCCGGCGATTTGGCTATCATCGAGTATTTCAAAAAGAGGTAAAATGACTATCGTATCATTGCAGAACCGGATAACAACGGATTTATCAGAGTTTGAAGCGCTGAAATCATCGGACTCGAGTAAAATTTACTGCCAAGCCGAAAAAATAGAGCAATTCAATATTATTCTTACTCTGGGCGATCAATGGGCGAGCAATGTCTCTCGATCTGATCCTGCGATGTTTATGATAGAATCTGGTGAAATTTCAATTCAGCCGCAAACGTCAGTGGTGGTTGAAGTTCAGGAGAAAATTCATGTTCCATACAACGTGGTCGGGATAATAAGCCAAAAAGGTTCTGCATTTTTGGAGGACGGCCTTATAGTTGCAGCGGGCAAAGTCGATCCGAGTTTCTCAGGTCATCTTCAGCTCCTCATTTTCAATTCAACTAGGTTAACTAAAAAAATAAAGCAGGGAGAGGAACTTGCAAACCTAATGTTTATTCGAACAGACAGCACTATAAAAGCATCTTTATTTCAACATCAACAGTCAGCGAAGTTCAAAGAACGTGGGAGATTTTCGAGGATTATTCGATTCTTTAGTAGAGACCCAAAGTATACATTAAATTTAATCATAACTATATTGACATCTGGAGTTGTCGCTGTCGCTACTATTTATTTTGCAAACAGAACTCCAATATTAAACGATAGAGTTGATATTAAGACTGAGATAGACGCGGAAGGTTCGTCAAAGTGA